AGCAAAAGAAACAGGACCAGAGGCGGTAAGGCCGTGACCATTGTCGTGGCCCAACGGACGGAGTTTAGAAAGGTGGACCGCAACACCAGCACCATTACGGAGAGCGTGGGAAACAAAACGCCAGGAGGCTTCAATACCCTCGGGACCCTCCATGCTGTCTTCTACTACAAAGACGGTGCAACTGACGGGAAGGCGCGATTCCGGATTATCGATCCACGATTGAACGCGACCGGTCCGGGCGATAGTTTTAGGGAGGTCTCCCAGGTCAGCAAAGTTGGTCATACTAGATCGTCAAGGATAGGTGGATAGTAGTTAGGTCCCTTCAGTACTTTACCATCTGCTCGACGTAGGGGTTTGCCATCGACCAGCTTGGACATATTGCTTTCAAACACTCGACGCATGGCCACGTCCAGATTCCACCCACGAGCAGCAGCGTACTGGTAGCAGACGAACACAAGATCAGCCAGCTCCTTCAATTGATCAACCTTTGGGACACTCAGCTCATCTTCAAACGCATCACGCCACTCCTTGTACTCCTCGTTGATTAGAGTTGCTTGAAGTTCGTGAACATTCTCATCCGGTGTGTTGAGCGGTTGATCCATTACCTCTCGAAAAGTAATGGCCTGTTGAAGCAACGATGGAGTGATCATCGATTACGACCTTCCGAAACTTGAGCAATCTTCTTCTCAATGTAAGCCTTGGCCTTCAGGAGATCATCCAGTTCGGACTCATAATCCTTATATCCAGCACGGCAGATGTACTTAACCACATTGCCACAAAGGAAGTCCAGGTTCTGATCAATGATGAAGTCCCACACTTGAGACCCGCCACGTTGGTAGTGGGAAGGTGAATACTTACTCACGCTTTTCGAAGAACTCTTTGTAGGCTGGGTTGTTTCGGATTTTCCAGAGGCAGTACTCGTTCCAGAGTTTGCCCACGGGTCCTCTGTGGACCATTGCTTGTCGGTCGAGCCACAATCGGACTCCAAAAAGTCTTTTATGGAATTGTAGTGAGAGAGTGGTTCCAAGATTCTGAAGGTGTAGATCGACATAATGAAAGAGATTTCGATCCAGAATGTAGAGAACAGCGAGGACTAGAATTAGATCTAGCCAAATGATGGGGTCCATAGGATAGGTTCCTTAGTCGTGGAATTGTATTCACCAGGACGAAGGATCCTAGCCAAACGAGCGTTGCGGAGGGCATCCTCCTCGGTCAATCCAGTCTTTTGGTAAGCGGCTACAATAGCCTCCCATGGATCTTCCGCTTTGTCAAGGATCTTCCTGGCACCTACTGATCCAACTCCAGGAACCCCCTTGTACCCGTCCACAGGATCACCGGTCAGGCACTGCGTCCAGAACCAGTAGTCGGCTTCTTCGGGGGTGACAGTGACCTCCTCTTCGCCGTTGAACAGGCGACAGGCGATCTGTTTCATGTCCTTGTCGGGACTGATCAGGATGAAGTCAGATGGATCTAGGTGGCACTCCAATCCTAGGGCATCGTCTGCTTCTAGATTGGGGTAGCGAATAACTTTGTAGTGCTTTGCACACCAGTTGAGAAGCCTCTTGTATCCTACGGGCTTACGCTTGGTGCGCTTGCCCTTGTATTCCGGATCAATAAGCTTCCTAAAATTTTTTGTGTCAGAAAAATAGAGGGTGATGTAGTTGCTGTCAAACCGTTGACGGAGGAGTTGGAGTTCTCCCTCAAAGATTTCTAGGACAACCTTAAAGTTGCTGGCGATCGTAATCAGATCATCACCCCAGTCAAGTTCCGTTTCAGCAGATTGACAGGCACGATAGGCAAAGAAGTCGGCATCAACACGGAGATGTGTATCAGTGACAGTCTGCCCACGAAGCTCCTTCTTTTGCTTCTGCCGCGAGGGGTACTCTGAGGTTGTAGTATTCTCCGGCTTGGACGATCGCCCATTCGAGTTGGAACTTGGCATCATTAACGAGGTTTGGTTTTACAGCAAGTTGAATTTCGTCGTGAATCCAACCAAGCCATTGGAAGTCCACATCCCAGGCATACCCCAGTTGTTGGAATTGATTGAATGAAATGACATTCCACCTTTTGCAAACAATGGCTCCTGCGGATTGAAGGAGGTAGTTAAGGGCAGCGTGCTTCTTTCCTTGGAGGCGGATGGGGCGACCATCCAACCCCTTGAGAACATCGGACTCTGCTCGTTTGTTGACTGCCTTGAGTAGTTGATCAAGGCCAGGAATAGCCTCAAGGAACTTCTTACGAATGTCCTTACCAAGAGCAACGGCCTTCTTGTCGTCAAGGGACTTGTCTAGGGAAGCTCCGATCTTCTTATCCGATGCTCCGTAGATGAAGGCGTAGGTCAGGGTCTTAACGTCCTTTCTGGAACAACCAACCCGATCAGCATTTTGTTGGTGAATGTCTCCATTGACAACAACATCTGCGAAGGCACCTCCATCATAAAAAGCAAGATAGTGGCCAAGCATACGCAGCTCAAGTCCAGAAGCATCAGCCCCAACCTGACGCATATCTTCGCCAGGACCAAACAGTTCACGACACCGAGGATCAGAGGAAGTCTGACCAAGGTTAGGACGACTGTGGGCATTCCGTCCTGTGTTCGTGGCCAATTGGCACGTATGATGGATACGTCCTTCCCTGGTGACAGTCTTTAGCCAAGCATTAGCACCATCTGATAGTTGACCCAGAGCCTTTTGAAGTTCTAGGATTCGTCCAAATGTATTGGCCTCCTTTGTTCCGATGGATTGGAGGATGCCTTCATCAATCTTGGGTCGTCCGGTGTCGGTGAATACCTCAGGTTGCCAATTCCTCCAGGTCATGAAGGCCCAACCGATGTGGTCGCGGCTTGTGGGATTGAACTCCTTGAGTTTGGTGAAGGAAGCATCCTTGATGTACCCACGTGTTGCGTTGGGACGCTTAGGAGTCATCTGACCACCATCCACATACGGAAAGGTTGCCCTCATTTGATCAGCCAGTTGATCCATTTCTGTTCTGAGAACGGACTCTAACTGCTGTGCCTTACGGACATCAAAGGGCCATCCAGAGGCTTCCTGCTTGGCCATAATGGCTGCCACATCATGCTCAAGTTGGATGGAATCTTCGAACTTGCTCAGCTTTGGTGAGAACAGCTCGAACAAAGTCATGCCAACGTGAACATCCTGTTCGCAGTAGTCTTCCATTTCATTGGACCACTCCGACCAGTCAGTAGTCTTAGCAAACTGTCCCTTGTAATCACCAAGGCGATAGCCCCAAGATTCAAGAGAGTGCCTACCGAAAAGCTTACTGGGCATTCCGATGGGTCTCTTACGAAAGTCCCTTGAAAGAATGTCCGGAAAGAACATCCTGCTTAGGATCAACGTGTCTAGGACCTTACCCCTTGGTTCAAAGAATGGATAGATTCCTTGAAGCACCGGAATATCGAATCCAGCAATGTTGTGACCAACAAGGAGATCGGCCTCTGCCAGGATGTTGACCCCAGTAGTTACGGACTCACGGCCTCCTGTGTCGTTGTAACGGAATACCTCACCAGTATCCAGATCCTTTGCCACGATACAATGTACGTGACTTAATCCTTGACGTGGTAGTCCGTTTGTTTCAATGTCAAACAGAAGGCGCATCACCACTGCTCACCTTCTTCTGCGTCCAGTGCCCTTTGCGTGAGGACATCAGGCTTACCACACTCAGTACAGAAAAAGCCAGCAATATCCATCTCTGAATAGAAGAAGGAAGTAGAACCGCAGGAACAAAGATCATGTGTGTCCTTAGAAATCAGTGTAGTCATCGTTCGAGGATTTGGAGGACTTTGAATCAAAAGCAGTGGTAAGGTCTTCGGTCATGCGACCTGTCCCCTTATCAAACACAATAGCACCAGCAGGGCCGGTCTGTCCATTGAAGCGATTCTTAAGAACTCGAATGTTGGCCAGGTTGTCTCCAGCACTCAGGTTCCGTTCAAGGGCGACCACGATGTCAGATAGTTGCACAATGGAGTGGCTGCCCCTGAGGTGCCCCAGGCTGACCTGTGCGCCATCTTCATGGCCTTTGTCGTTCTGAGGCCGTTTGAGGTGGCTGATCAGGATCATACCAATGCCCGTCTCCTCCACAAAGGATCGGAGCTTGGTCATGGTGAGGTCGATCAGCTTCCTCTCATCGTGTGACTCGTTGCCAGACATGAGGATGGACAAGTGATCCATGATGATCGTTCCAACTGCCGTGGCGAGTGCCATGAAGCGGCAGCCGGAAGGAATTGGATCAGTGGCCATAGAACAAAAGCCATCTCGCAGGTATGCCGTGCGAGTA